GGTGTTGCTTGTCATATTATCCTCCTGACAAGATGTGCTATTCAATGGTATAGCACTAACCGGTTATCTAGCTACGAATAAATATGGATTCATATTGATGTAGCTTATAGCGAATAGGCATACTAATATTAATGTACCTACTATAGCAACTGTGGTCTTCTCATCTTGGTCTAGTAATACATAACCTCGATAGAGAAGATACACCCCATACACTGAGACTACTAATAGTAATCCCAGTAATACTGTAATGATATCAAACATTACGTTCCTCCTTGATCTCAACGATCTCAATGGTATCATAGTTAAATGAAGTACTAATGCTCTTGATGATACCGTCAACATTAGCTTCAGCCTCAACCATACTGTCAGCAGTAATGCCAACTAGATTGAAGCTACTTGTATCGGTTATACTGTCGATCAGTTTGTACGTTACATGATAGAACATATTGTTCTCCTTAGTTGTGAAGCATCATTGCTTCTTGGTTGTCATACCTCATTAGGCTCTCGTTAGAAAGCCTAATAGGTTATGTTACCGTGTTACTCACTAGGCCATTGCTGGACAAAGTTTTCACAATCATTCTTGTGAAGCTCAAAGGTAAGAGCTCTTTCAGCAATATTATGCTTAAGAACTTCTCTCCAGAGCAACCCAGCGTCTGTACCAAAAGACGCTCTACTGGCACTGTCTACATCAAACGGGTAAGTCTGATCTAATAGATGTTCACAAAGAGCATCTAACATTGCCATAGCAGAAATGCTACGGTTTCTATAAGTATAAACCATAATGGTTCTCCTATAAAAGTTGCAGTGACAAACTCACTGTAGTTATAAAACACCCCTTACTTCTCATTAAGGCCTCGTTAGAAGCCCTAATAGGTAGTAATGGTTAAGCAGAAGCTAGAACGCTACAACGTTCCATCTCTATGTGGACACCCTCCTTAATGATGTCAAGGTCTGTACGAAGAGCACAGAACCAATGAGAGACACGGTTGTTACCAGCAACCCCAAGGATAACGGGTATGCCATCCCTAGCAACACGACGAATTACCCAAGTCAACCTACGACGTTCAGCATCATCAGCCAACCTGTCATAACGACAAACAGGCGTATCACCAGAAGACAGGTGAAGACGAACGGAGTTGGAACCAGCCAGCCACTCGTAAGACAAGATGACAACAGGCTTAGACCAAGCCAACCAAGACGCAGGTGAAGGACGAGACACATCGAACGCGGATGGAACAAAAGATACATGAGACATAACAAACTCCAAGTAAGAACGACAAGCGACCGAGAACACAGGGCACAAGCCGAACGGAGACGGAACGACACAAACGAGCGCCCCAAAGCAGGACGAACGCGGACGAACCGAGACCCAACGCGCCGACCGACACGAAGGGGGGCCCAGGAAACCCACGAGGGTACCCGAACACCAAAAATATACACATGTAACAAACACGCCAACTCTAGTGAAGCATCGCTTCGCTCTACTACGAGTGGAGCGTAATACACACGACACTTTGAGAGAGAGACACATGACTGAAGAAGAGCTGAGTACTCTCCAAAGGAGAGCTAAGAGAATACCTAGAGCTACAAGAAGCTTTAGATAAGAAAAAGAAGTGGAATCATTGGAAGAAAAATCCTAAAGATTTCATAGAAGAATGTTTAAAGATATACCCTAAAGACACTACATTAGGTTTAATTCCGTTAAAAGTTAATTCCGCTCAGGTATTAATTATTGAAGAATTTAATCGTCAGATGAAAGAAGTAGGGTATGTACGAATGATTATTTCAAAATATAGACAAGCAGGATTTAGTACTATTTCTTCTGCCCTTATTTTTTGGAGAGCATTGTTCTATGGAAATACTAAAGCTGTAATTATTTCTCTTGACCGTCCTACTACTGAGAGTATCTTTAGTATGAGTCAGACGTTCTGGGAGGAGTTACCAGATGGTATCAAACCTGTCCTAGATAAGTCTAATATTAGAGAGATGGGTTTTCAGAGTAATAATAGTAAGTATAGAGTATTTACAGCTGGTGCTGATAATCCAGGTAGGGGTACTACAAATAATGCCCTTCTTTGTGATGAAGCTGCGTTTTTCCAGAGTGGTGAGAAAGTATTAGCTGGTTTATTTCAGTCTATTTCTTTGACTAAAGGTAGTATTATTATCATTAATAGTACTAGTAATGGTGCTCAAGGTGCTTATTACGATTTATGGATTAAAGCTGAAAAGAAAGAGGGGTATTTTAGGCCGTTATTTGTTCCTTGGTATTTACAAGATGAATATAGGATGGAAGCTCCTGAGGGGTTTGAGAGAGATACTGAAGAAGAGAGATTAGTAGAGAAGTATGGTATTAACAATGATCAGTTGTTTTGGAGGAGAATTAAGATATCAGAGACTTCTACTATGCTCTTCAAACAGGAGTATCCTTTTACTGCTCAAGAGAGTTTTATTCAGAGTGGTAGAGGGGTGTTTGATTCAGAGACATTAAGTAAGTATGTACCTGAAGATCCTGAAAGTATTAGAGAATATTCTGAGGAAAATGCTATATTTGACCTTAATAAGGAAGGTTCTCTTAGTGTATGGAAGTCTCCTAATATGGATTCTAAGTATATTATTGGAGCTGACGTAGCACAAGGTGTAGGTGGTGACTATAGTACTGCTATAGTAATGAATAGTGATAGAGAAATAGTAGCCCTTTACAGGAATAATAGGATAGACCCTAGTAGGTTTGGTCAGGTATTATTTTATTTAGGGAGATGGTATAATAACTGTCTTCTTAGTTGTGAGAGTAACTCTATCGGTATTGCTACATTACAACAGTTGCATTATATGAGTTATCCTAATATCTACAGACAGAAGAAGACAGCTAATGCACAGTTAGATATTATTAATACTCTAGGTTTTAAGACTACAGTAAGTACTAAGGCACCTATCATTTCTAATTTACAGAATATGATTAAGGACTTTGATATTAAGATACCTTCTTTGACTATTTTAAATGAGTTGAAGGATTATGTAGTACACGCAACGCTATCAGGTGGTACGAAGATGGGAGCAGCAGTAGGTAAGCATGACGATACAGTTATGGCTTTAGCTATTTGTTGTGAAGCCTATCGAACTGATGGTGATAGATTAACAATAAACCGATTTAGCTGGAGTGAGACGAATCAAATGTCTACCGCTCCAGAGTCTAATTGGTTATAAAGAGAGCAAGCGAATGAGCGAGAAAATTAAGACACCAGAGGTGTCAAAGGTCGAGGACGACCAGTTAATCCACTCGATTGACAGATACATAAGGAACTCCGATGGGGGTTACACAGGTTCTTCTGACGTTTCTAAGCGCAGAGAGAATTCTATTTATGAAATGAGTATGGAACCTAGAGGTGATTTAGCTCCTCAAGGTGTTTCTAAGATTGTTTCATCAGATTCAGCAGAGATAGCTGAGGGGTACACCGCTTTAATTGTTAAGCTTTTACTTGACAATAATAAATTAGCTATGTTTACTCCTTATGACGATAGTGTAGGGGCTGTTAAGAGAGCTCAGACTGCGTCATCTGTTGTTAATTATTGTTTGTTTAACTCTAACCCTGATGGTTGGAGTAAACTATCAACATGGATTAAGAGTGCAGTAGTATTAGGTAATAGTGCTATCACTTGGGGTTGGGAAGAGCAATATGACTATGAAGTAGAAGAATATGATTCTATTGACGAAGTATCTTTAGACCAATTACTAGCTGATCCTGACTTAGAGATCGTAGGTACTCTACAATTGAATGAAGAACTAACATTATTAGGTACAGGTGTTATCACTTATACTGATGTTAGATTAAGAAGAAAGATTGATAAATCTGGCGTTAAATTAAGAAATGTAGCCCCTGAATCTTTCATTATTGATAGAGCAGCTACCTCTATTTCTGACGCTAAGTTTGTTGGTTTGATTACTGACATGACTCGCTCAGATATTAGAAAAAACTGGCCTGATTTTAAGGGTGACCTTGCTGATTTAGGTGAAGAAGCTAACTATGCTGACTTCAATATCGATAATTTTGCTAGAAAAGATGCAGCAGGCCTACGTAATTGGGATATTAACTCAGATACTGAAGAAGAAGAAGCTAATATTGAAGTAACTGTAGTAGAATGTTGGATTAGAACAGATAGAGACGGCGATGGTATTGCAGAACTTAAGCATGTCATCAAAGCTGGTGATACTATACTAGAAGAGGATGATGTTTCATACATTCCGCTAGCTATGTTGAACCCTATCGAGATTCCTCATGAATTTTACGGATTATCTCTATTAGATATGTCACGTAGTCAGACACAAGCGACTACTGCTATCTTAAGAGGCTTCGTAGAGAACGTTTACTTCGGTAACTATGGAAGAACGTTGGCAGATCCAAATGTAGTAGACTTTGCTGCATTACAGAACCCTATGCCTAAGCAGATTATCGCTACAAACGGTAATCCAGCTGCAGCTACAATGCAATTGCAACCTGAACCTATATCTCCAGGAACCGCTGGAATGTTAGAATTCTTAGGCTTGCAAAAAGAACAATCCACTGGTCTAACCAAGACTGCTATGGGATTAAATGATACTTTATACGTATCAGGTAATTCTGAAGGTAAGATGGCTGGTGCTCAAAATGCTGCTCAAGTAAGAATCGAGCACGTTGCTAGACGCTTTGTAGAAAGCGGGATTAAAGACCTCTGTCGCGGAGTTCTTAGAGAGATGAAGAGTAATTTAAAGAATCCTCTAAGATACAAAATGGGAGCTAGTTACGCTTCTATCACAGCTGAAGAACTGCAGTTGATGCCTTCAAATATGGACTTAGAAGTTCAGGCCAACTTAGGAGAAAGTTCTAATCAGAATGTGGGAGTTAAGCTTAACCAGCTAGCCGAAATGTTGCCGATGATGGCACAGGACCCGACTGCGGCAGCCTACGTTAACCCTATGGCTTCATTCAACCTAGCCTCAGACATACTTGAGAATATGGGAATGGATCCTACAAGGTTCTTAGTAGACCCTGAAGATGAAGCTGGTCAACAGCAGATTCAACAGAAGCAGCAGGAAGATAGTCAGAAGGCTGAGAAAGCTAAACAGCTTGAGTTGCAGAACCAAGAGATGGCTATTAAAACTAGTCAGGCTAATATTGGTTTAATTAAGGCTGAGGTCGATAACAAA